GTAGCCGCCTACGCATGTCGAGTGGCAGCGCAACTTTAGGCACCTCTATGACCGTCGGTTTCCTGAACGGCTGTGAGTAGCGCCACTGTTGCAGCTCTTGAATCTGCCGGGCGTTAGCGGTAACGTCTTTCGTGATCCCACGAATCTCAACCAGCACGCCGGTCATCTGCTGACTCTGATATGTCAGAGCCATGAGTATCATGCTTGAGGCAAATAATAGCCATCTCTGTAGCGATTCAGTGGCCGGTTGTTTTTGTTTCATTGTTATCAACTGTTAATTAACACTTCTTGCTATTTCTCGCCAAGATGTAGCTACTTTCATTAGCGTTAACGTATCATTTGTACTCCCAGTAAATGCACTACTACCCTGCAACAGGATATTTGCATTACTACTTATAGTGGTATTTGCATCCTGAAATGATACGATAAGAAGTTGACTGTCAGTTCCATTATCAAAATCAGTGATTGTTGTTGCTGCTGAATTTGTCAACAAAATTGATTGCATATTTTTTACAGAAGGCGTCACATCTCCGTCTGAGTTATTCCCTCTTTGAAGAATTACAATAGAGTTATACAATTGAAATTGTACATTTAACAGACCATGTGTAATTTTGTAATTGGGGGCATTTATACCAGATACTCCGCCTATGATATAGGGGTCTGAACCTGTATCTGTACTCCTTACCCTTATCCCTACCGCGCTCCACGATAAAGATGGAGTATTTCCGGTTACTTGCACCAAGTCGCCGGGCTTTTTGTAATAGGCCCCGTCAGGTATTGACGATGTATGCGTTGCCCCATTAATTGTTATTGGCAGCCCATCACAATTAGAAAGGACAATAGCATTTAGCTGATGCTCAGCGCTCCCGTAGTCCGCATTGACTCTTGCCTCTGATTTTAAATTAGTTATAGTTACATTTGAATTTCCGTCATTCAGTGTGTCTAATTTAATTAGCCCACCATTATTTCCGTCACCGGAAACATCTAGAAAATGAATACCTTGGTACTGAGTGATTCGTTTGCAAGTAATTCCTGGCCCGTTGTTGAACAATAATTTCATTGGCCCAATTGTTAATGGAAATGCTCCTGACGTACAATTTATGCCTCCCTGAGGCATCCTCCTTATTGTCAAGTCCCTGATTACAGTCGTGTCCTGAAATATTACATCATTTCCAGCGGAATCTTTTGTATGTATTCCAAAGCCGGCAGTAGCTGTTGGATCGCCGAATATTGAAATGTTTGTTATTCTGCCGTACCAATAAAACAAACTCCCGCCAGAGAGAGATTTAAATCTCAGAACATCATTGTTTCCGCTAGAACTTTGTACTAATTTCGTTACAGTTCTACCTGTTGTTTCGGTGTGCCCCTCTCCATCAAACCACAGACCTAAAGGCACATATAAAGTATCAGTCAAATAGGTGCCAGCTGGAAGTGTTACTTTGCTTACCGCAAAGATATTACCCTCTGCGGAATCTAGCGCGTTCTGGAGATAATTAGTTAATAATGTTGTATTTGTCCCGAGCCAAATCTTAAGATGAAGATTTTGTGGAATAAATCTAAGAACATTATTGTATGGTATCTGGTAGTTAACCACACCGATCTCACCATCTTTGTGCTGATAATACTGCACACTCGAACTCGTTCCATCCGCAGCAGGCCCAAGCTGCACAGAAGCCAGTGAGGCGGTCAGAGAGCCGCTGGAAAGCTCTACCGTGATGGTTGTGCCGGATACACCAGTGATTACGCCATAGGCACCTTCTGAAGTCTTTACGCGGCGGCCACTGTGGAAGCTGGTAACGTCCGGGACTGTGAAGGTGGTTGCGCTTGCGTATGTTGCAGTTGTCTTGGTATGCCAATCAGGAATAGTTGAAGTACCATCCAGCAACTCAATGTCTGCTGTCTGCAGTGCCTCAATCTCATCCTTAGCAGAGGAGAAGTTAGCCCTTACATCAGCGGTTAAAGCTGTGCCAGATGTTGGCTTTGTCGGATCAATACTGCTAGCCATTATCTGCTCTCTCTCAACAGTCGTTTTATCGCCTTAAATGCCTGCTCTTCATTGATACCCCTGGCGCGATCAGCTAAGCTACCGGCAGCTTCAATAGCAACCGCCTTAGGGCCTTGCGCTGCCTTTGCGGCACGGTCAACAGCCTGCCCTATCTGCCCCTGGAACGAAGTCCTTGCAACTGGCTTAAATACGCTATCAAGCTCGTCAGCGAAGAGAACTTGAGTCAATAGATCGTCATCGAACTTGCCGCCATATTTAGTCGCTACTCCTTCTACCTCGTCAATAGCGTCCACCAAATTAACCCTCGACTGGACATTACTCATTAATCTGCGCAGCAGTGTCCCGACGGCTTTTTCGGCATTCTTTCCTGTAAGGTCAATCTTTTTCCCTGCTACTGACTGGAGAGAGTCTAGCGCTCCACGAGTGTCTGCATAACGAGTATTTACTCGGTCATATTCTGGGAATGAGCTATCTAGCGCTGCATCAAGATTCCTGCGCAATCCTTTCATGATGCCTTCTGTCTTTCCAGACAGCCCTTCAGCGCTTTTTCCATAGGAAACCTGCTCGTCAATAAATCGTTTCATCCTGTGAACGTCATAAGCATCCGATGTATTCGTTGACGAAAGCCTCTTGAAAGCCTGCTTTACCACCCTGATTGGCCCATCAAGACCCTCGATATCAGATCCGTCGAATATCAATTGAACACCATCATCGCCTTGTTCAAGGCTGATCCCCATATCCCCTAAGTCATCGATGTATTTCTGAACTGCGTCATCAGTATTGACTGGTTTTCCTTTGAGACCCTTTGCAACTCGATCAAGCTCATTACCAGCCTTCCTATTTGTATCAAATACAACACGCACACGCTTCATTAATGAATCACCAGCTACATCAGTAGGCCGATGATCTACTGCATATCGTGCATTATTTTTGCCGCGCTCCATAACGTTGACCATTTTCAGCATGGCCTTTTTGTCTTGCCTTGATGCCCCCTTTACAGCAGCGACGACACCATCATCAAAACCCTGCTTTATTGTCTCTACAGCAGCTTTGTCTTTAGTGATTCGAGGAGCGCCTTTCTCGATGTATGTTTCGATTCTTGGTTTTGCAAGTTTGAACTTTGCTGTTTCTACGTCTGTAGATCCTTTCTGTAACATTTCAGCAATGCGTTGTTTTGTGGGCGACTGGTAACGGAATAGCGCTTTTGTTCCAGCAACAAAGCCAGGTGCTGCAAGACCAGCAACAATAGCTGCTCCAGCCTGCCCTGCAGGACCAACTCCTTTTTCAGCAGCAGTCTGTGCCGCTACGCCACCAGATCCAGCAGATAATGCCTGCATACCTGGGGCAGTTGTGAGCACGGAAGAAATCGCCGGTGCTGCACTAGCCAGCGACTTTCCTAGGCCGATAACCCCACCTGCTCCAGCTAATGCTTCAGCGCCGGCTCCTGCCACACGTTCAATTGGCGTCTCTGGCTTAGGCAAACCAATATCAGACAACAACTGAGACAGATTTTGCTGCTGCGGAGGAAAGTCAACGCCAGGAATCAGGTTTAGTGCCTGTCGGGGTATCTCGGCTAGCATGTTCGGCAGGGCCAAAGCGCCTTGCAATCCAGCCCTAGCGGTTAGACCTAATTGTCTTTGTAGGTCTTCTGCCAATGATGTGGTTTGTGGTGCAGCCTGCTGAAGTTGTGATGTCTGCTGAACAGGTATCCACTGCCCTGTCTGCTCGTCAAACTGGACTGTTTCACCTGTCTGTGGATTAGTTGCAGTCCTAGGCATTTATCTATTCTCCACAAATCCAGGAGGTGGCGGGCTACCGCCAGGAATAGGTAACGGTGTGGCTGGCGTAATACCAATACCCTGGGTGAATTGGCGTGTTTTTTGTGTCCTTAAAAAATCACCGATGCTATTCCCTGGCTTACTAAGGAAGATTGCGGCATTGGTAAGGTAGTCGGCTAGCTTGTCTGTTGCATCACGCTTCTGTTTAATCCATTCAGCAAGCTGCGGCTCATTAAGTCCTGTAGGCAACGCAGTGCTCAAGGCAAACTTCAATTCAGCTTCAGATAAAGCTCCGAATGTGGTGTTCTGGATGACATTAAGACCAAGTCTACCCTGTACATTGTCTAGGGCAACAGAAGCTGCCTTGAATGACGGGAATATCCTCTCAACTGAGCCTGTTCCTGCGCCATTTCTAAGCAAGTCGATGGCTTCATCGAATAGCTTTATCTTTTCCCTGGCTCCAGCAACTCCCTCGAACGCTTTTAGCGCCTGAGTTTGAGCGTTCTTTGCAGCACCTCGTTCGCCTGCTCGTAATCCCTGTAATTCTGCGCCGAAGCGTCTAGCCGACTTTATTTTCTCTATGTTTGCCTGAGATGGAGTCGTTACCTCTACCGCTCCGCTCCTGCGGACTATCTGTACCGTGCCATCAGGCATGATGGCAGAAGCCTGGACTGGGTCTTGCGATATGTCACCACTATCTGCCCCGCTGACGATCTTTTCTCCGGTACCCGTGAATCTTACCGAATCCTTCCCTAGCGAGAACGGCGCGAACTGCTGCCCAAGAGCCTTTGCGATATCACGATTCTGCCCGCCTGTAGCGACGAACAGATCTGCTAGCGCTTTGCTCTCAGGGGTGTCGAGAGGAAGCCCACTAACCGTCTCCTGCAGCGTAGCCTGTTGAGACTTTGCAATGTCTGAGTTTCTTTTCTGTTCGAGTGCTTTTAGCGCCGCAATTCCTGCCTGTTCAGGCCGCAAGCTAAGCATTGCCTCTGCCTGCTGTGGAGAGATAACAGGCTCAGGGCCAAACTGTAACCCTCCGCCCATTGTCGCAGTCGGTATCTCCTGAGCCAGCAGACTATTTACCGTCTCGCGCTGTGCCTGGCGCTGTTTTTCAAGCTGCGCAAGCGCTTCCTGCTGCCTGCGCCGAGAGGTCAAATCAATATTGAGTGTTATAGGCATAATATTTACCCGAGCGGGACACCTCCACCACCTCCACCACCTCCACCCATGGCGAAGCTAAGGTTAAGCATTGGCTGCGTTGCCGTGCGTCCTGTAGATCTCGATTCCTGTAGCGCTGATCCAAGCAACCCCTGGAACTGTGACAGTCTCCGGGTAGGATCTTCAAACTGCTGCGCCCCTAGCTCCTGCATAATCTGCGATGGCAGGAGCCCTAGAGTGGCTGTCTGCGGCGCTAACGAAAGCCCTTGACCAAGAGCGCCAAGCCCTTGCCCATAAGCCTGTGAGTAGATGCCTGCTGACTGGTCGCCGATCTGCTGCAGTGCGCTTTGAGCTGCTAGACCTTCCGAGATGCCTTGGCGTGATCCGCCGAACCCGCCGGCACCTACAGCGCCACCACGGATCTGCGGAAGAATATCCTGGAGCAGGGCTTGCAGCACTGGATTAGCCGCCGCTTGTGCTGTCTGAGCGAGGTATGGGTTGGTATCTGGAGAGAGTATTCCAGGATTAGTCAGAAACGAACCAGCACCTTGTGCGCCTTTGATGAACGGCTGCACATCTCCAACATACTGGCTTGCCATTTCTCGCCCAAGCTGCATCCCTGGGGTTATTGACGGCGAGTAACTAGCATCCTGAGCGCGTGAGAACAGATCCTTAAAGTAACTCTGCTGAAATGGCGTGACGCCTGAAATAGAAGACGAACGCCCCTGCTTGCCGCCTAATATTTCACTGAGACCTGGGAGAAGTGCCATGTTGCCACCTATAGTTTTGAGTATACGCCGTTTTTGTATTCGTAAGCGCCTTTCCCACTACCTGGATCGAAGGTGGCTCCATCTGCATTAATTATATCACCTTCTCGTGGTTTTTCAGGGGACACGTACAATGTAGCCAGGCTTATTGATTCGAACTCGCCGACTCTAAGTGCGTCAGATATCCTGGTTAGCTCATCTTCTAACGCTGCTGCCAATGATTCAATGGAATCAGTCGGTAGTGCCCCCGGTGTATAGCTCATCTTCGGCCTACCTTATCAACGTCGAGATCGATTCCATGCAACTTCCAGCTCACATCACCAGCTGACTTGATTTTTATCGCCATAAGACGGCCTGATGCACGAACATCGACTTTGTGATCTGTACCAATCGTGAATGTAGTGCCTAAGTCCCACGTCACAGCGTCATTGGCTGCCATCTGATAACCGATGTAGATAGTAACATCACCACTCCCTGACATTTTAGGATACACGCGATTGATCCGCTTGATTGAATCAAAATCTACCTCATCATTGCGCGTCAACAATAGCCCGGTGCGCTCAAGCGTTGCCGTCATGTTTATACCATCGAACTGATTAGTAGAGTCCAGTTCATAAAGTTTTGTGTCGGTTGGGTCTGCAAGCAACATCGCTCGCTTTGAAGGGTCATACCGTCGATCATCCCATGAGCCAGTCCATGTATCCCATGTACCTGTCAGGGTGTCCCATGTTGCATTGGTCTGCGCGTCAACCACGTCAAAGGCGATATGCGCAGCACTAGGTAAGGCTCTAAACCCTAATGAATCATGCCTCCAGTTCCACACAAGCGCCTTATTGGGAAGGCTCGCAGAGGATGTCGGATAACAGACCCATACCTCATTCTTTGCATAATTTGCTGCCAGATATGTGCGCTTGCTATTCGTTGCAGATCTAAGCTCGTCAAACAATGTGTTCCGATACTTGCCGTCCAATACAGATTTGGATGTAGCCCCATCATGAACTATCAAGTCATCGCTTGTCAGTACGAAGTGCTTCCCCTCGAATTCGATAAAACACCGTTTCGCGAATATCCCAGTATTCGGAAATATCTGGCGGAAAGAGAATATGAACCGCCCGCCTATAAACCGCATCTCCCATGTCGCATTTTCTCTGTAAATTATGAATGAATCACGCAGTGAACCGCCGTCAATAATGACCCCGCCGCTCTCTGAGAGAGGTTGACGGCCTGCGTCTTTAGTTGCATCCGCATAATCCCACGATGTAGGGACAGTGCCTGGGTCGGCAGGATGTGACCATCTGACTACATAGGGGTATTTCTCACCGCCTTCATTAACATTCAATGCCACAAGATAATTCTTGAATGGCCTCACAACTTCTGCGAGCGTATTCGATGGCCAGTTGCTCAGTTCTGATAATGTGTTACTAGGAGATGCAGGGAATAGCATCTGCGGGGCATCTATTCCATTACATAGAATAGGGATTCCTCCTAATACTCCACCAGTCCAGCCTTCATCCGCCGTGGCATTGTAATCGCCGGAAGAACGCGTGATGTTTTTGTGAACATCACCCTCAGTTACATAGACTTTATTCAGCCCAGCATAAATCCAATAGAATAGTGACGTTGTTTGGAACGGCAGAAGGAAATATGGTGCGATAGACGGGGTGCCGAGTGTTGACGAATGCCCAAGGAACTTCTCTGCATATCCGTCATTGAACCGAACATTCGAGGCGTTGGACCAGAAGTCTTTTGGTATGTCATAGGCTTCTTTGTCTTTGATGACGCCAGCGCCAGGGTTTGATAGCGAGATGATCACTTAATGCGTACCTTAACGCCAATCATATTCAGGCCGGCCCCTTCTTCTTGGGAGGATAAGCCGCTGATATGCTCATAGTACACTTTGTATCTTCCTTTCTGAATTCCTGCCTCTATAGTCCCTAGAGGATTGCTTAAAATAATCTCAGGTCCATCGTAGGCGTTTGAGTGCATGGCCAAGCCAACGTCGATGTAACCATCATCGTTAGCAGCTGCTCCTCCTATTAGGATGGCTATCCAAAGAATCAGGTCATTCATTCAATTATTTCCATTGATAGCCATGTTTGCGTTCCAACCGTATCGCCAGACGCACTAATTGCAGATCCAGAAGTTTGATAAACCTCAAGCTCAAAATAATCACCTGCAGTTACTTCAATAACTGTGGTGCTTAGCATAAAAACATTAGCTCCAGCAGCAGATGGAGCCCACTCTACCAGCCTTGAATAACCTGGATATGTGATACCATTCTTCGTTATTGATACTATTACATAACCAGCTGATATTGTTCCTGTATCAAGCTTCCCGCACACCTTAACTTTTGTAACATTAGCCGGAACAGTAAGCCTTGAACTGTTAACTGAAACATCATGAATAGAGTCAGTATCATATACCTCATCATCTAAAGATATTGCCGTGTCTGTCGAATCAGGTATAGATTGCGAACCACTTAAATTAGCCAATGCTCCTCTGTGCCTTCCGCTACCGAGCGCATTAAGCAACGACCAATTGTCATTGGTTGAATTATATTTAAGGATTAATTCATGGCTTGAACCGGCAATGTCTCCAATTGTTAGGGATTCATTATCGCCCTTCACTATTGTCTTCGCGGTTAATCCATCAGGGGCAAAAGTCGGGTTTGTGACCGTGTTAGCGCCCTGTGCTCTAACAATCACAGTGACCCCGTCAGTTAGGGATACGTTAGGTGTGAAGTCTGCTGTGATAGCGTCTGCCGTGCCGCCACCTGTCGATACGCCCTTAAGCAATACCGCTCCTTCCTGCCCGTCGAGCAGATTAAGTTCTGTCTGTGTCGCCGTTACTGGGCCTGTGATATTTACTAGATCAGTTTTAAGCGCTGTCTTGATATTGCGAATATGGTTGTCACCATCGCTCGGAGAATCACTGCCAGTAGGATTGGCAGCGTTCAGGTCTGAAATATTCGTGACTGTCTCTAGGCCCATTATGGATCACCTACGTCTGATTGCATTCTAAGGGCGGCACCTGAATATCTGGCCCGCTTGTCTTGTCCGTTCATCCCGTCTACAGCAGCCTGATAAAGCTGAGCCCACTTAACAATCCGCGAATCGTCGTCAAGGAATGCCTTGGCACCCACCAATGCCCCATATAGATAGACTTCAGGCGCATTAGTCAGCAGCCAATTAGTATCGTTGGCGCCAGACAATGCAGCGAATCTTGCAAAATAAGCGATCTCCACCGTATATGCCGTGTCAGGCACTGGCTTGAACTGAAACTCTGTTCCAATGATCGTATAGACCTTCGGCTGCCCTGCTGTTTGGTTTGGGTAGTACATATCCATCTGCTCAGGAGTTAGGTACTTCAGTCGCTCCTGGGAGGATGTGTTGAGCTGGATATTGCGCTGTTCAATGAAATCAGTAGGCATATCCGCGTATTCAGTCGATATGGACGCAGTAGCTCGCTTCTCCATCTGCCTCACACGAATGTCACGGCCTATTGCCGCCTCTGCAATGGTGATAAATTCAGGGATTCTGCTTGTCAAGTCTGTGCGATCAAGCCAATTGGCTACAGCAGTCTTTAGCTCTGCATAAGTTGATATGCTCATTCCCACTTCACCCGCCGTCTGGTGAAAGGCTTGCTGTGGACGCGCATCAAGTGTGGCTCGTTGTGCTGGACGTATACAAGCGCTCTACGCACCTCATCAGGGTCTGGAGATAGGAGGTTATAGCCGAGGTTCCTTAGCCTCACTACATCGCCCTCATGGAGCCGGCAGGCATGTACCATATCCCCCTTGTACTTCTGGATGGCCTTTGGGTTCAGTCCGGCTTTTGCTTCCTTGTTATCCTCAATGACCGGCTCTGCATCATAGCTTGTCGATATCGTAAGCCTGTCTTCTGCCTCATCGTATTTAATTTGTTCGTGTAGCATGACTAAGTAAGGGGCCATTTCTGGCCCCTTAACTATCCTCCTTAGCTCAGGTCGTAGATTCCGGCATGTGCGGCCTCATTGCCAACTTGCAGCGTATACTCTGCAAGAATCTGCTTCCGAATGGTGTCGCCGGTCTTCGCCAGGTCTTCCATCTGGAAGTCACGCAGCGTTGCAAACTTCACGTTCTCGACATCGAAGAAATACACCACGTCCGCCGGACAGAAACGGTCAGGAACCAGCCTCACCTCGTTGCCCATTGGGTCGATATAGATGTCAATCGTATTGACGATCTTCTTACTAGCAGTGGTATCGGTGAACCGAGTAGCATTGCCGCTGAAAGCAGCAAAATTACCCTTCTGGTTTTTGCCAAGGATACCTAGTGTCGGATTGCCGCCGGAATCCCAGGCGTTACCCAGCACGGTGGTCACCATTGCCTCAGTCAAAGCGCGCGCAGTGCCATCAGTGTGGGCGTCAGACCCGTCGCCAGTAGCTGCGGTAGCGTCACCTGCAATGCTGGTATTGGTCTTGACCCACGCCTGAGCGCCAGCCGCCTTTCGTGCGGTTGTATCATTGCCGGCAACATATGCCTGGTTGAAAAGCAGCGTGGTTTCGACGTCACGCTTCAGTTCTTTCATCTTCTTTTCGACCTGATAGGCCATTTCAGATCGACGGCCTGCCGAGTTGACCTCTTCCTGCGTGCCAGTAACGAGCGGCACTTTGTCGGATATCTGGGTATAGTTGAATACCCGGGTGGTGGGCGAGCTGCTGTCTGTCGTCGCGTCGTCACCTTCAATCACGGCGTTGGATGCGCTAGCGGCTGCGAGAGAATCTTTCTGCCATTCGTGTTTCGTGGAAGTCGCCGATACGCGAGGGATGGACGACATAAATGGAGTCTCTGTAGGGCTGATATCGTAGATGATATCGCTAAGATCCTCCCGATTTCCCACAGAATCGTAGGAACTGAATGTATTTGCTGGCTGTGCCATTTTTCTTACTCCTGATTAGCTATTAATTGTTGAAAACTGCGTTATACAACGCCTTTTTCGAGCAAATAATCCCGAACGGATGTTTTGCCACCTGATTTTTTGATGTCATTCCGCATCTTTGCAAGCTTCTGATCTTTCGTAGATTTTGGCTTTGCGGTTGATCCAGGTTTTGCCAACTTTGGAGCCTTTCTTACTCGCTTGGTGACTTTTGGCGAATTTTCCTTGAGTGCATCGAACTGCCTTGCCTTGTTCAGCAATAGAATCAGCCGGTGATCAATCGTGGAATTGAATTCGTCAGTGGTATACCCAATAGACTGCGCATATTGGCCAATCTCCGTATAGTCTTTCTGGTACACGGTTGGGTCTTTCCATTCAGGCACTGCGGATAGAAGCTTATGCGCCTCTTCCTGTATCCGCTCTTTTGGAACCTCGGCGCTTGGCTTTTCAGCTTGCGCTTGCTGGTACATGTCAGCGATACGTGATTGCCGTGCCTGGTAGTCTGCGAATTTTGCCGCATACTCAGCTGGATCATCCTGGCGAAGCTCATCCCAATTAATGGAATTGTATTCGCTCAGGAGTTCGTTGTACGCGATCTGGGAAAGGTCTTCGAGCTGCTTAACCTTTGATTGAACTTGTTCATCAAGTTCAGACATCTTTGCTTGTAGAGCCTTTTTCTGCTCTACCACTTCCATGTTTTGCTTGTTCAGGTGGCCTTCGAGCTGATAGCTTTTCAGGAGGTCAGAGAACTTGGCCTGAATTTCCTCGCCATCCACCTTGGCTCTAACCAGCAAGCTTCCGTCATCATCGACATCCAGCTTATCGGCTCCAATCCCAAGGTAGTCAGCGAGTACATCGACTCCAAGCGGCTCTCCGCTTTCTGACTCATCATCCGAAGACGCCTTTGAGGACTCGATATCCTCAGCATCTTCCGTTACTTCTTCTGCTTCTTCAGCCCCTGCTTTGATTTCATCAGAGACTTCTTCTTGCTCAACTGCGCCTTCAACCTCCGCCGATTCATCAGCGGCTGCCGACTCATCTACGGCTTCATTCTCAGGGTATAGGCGCTCCATGAGCCTGTCATGGACAGATTCTGCGCCCGCTTGGGTAGCTGCTTCCATTGTGTTCTCCAGTACAGCCCCCGTAGGGGCATGGATGTTGACGTCATCACGACGTTGATTTGCCTAGGCATTATCTGGATTGCTGCAAGGCTCCAGCCGCCTTAGTGAACAGGATCACCGCCACTGCCGCTATGATCACACCCTTTCGGTTGTGACTAATCTTAGCGCCTGAATACCCTCTCAAGCGCTGATTTCTTTTGCTTCTCTTCTTCGAGCATGACTAAATCGGTTATCTGTCCTTCCGTTATGTAGCGCTCTACTTCACGGACGATACCCGCCAGTAATTGCTTGGATATGATGATTCTAGCGCATTTTTCATGATTGTCAGGGTCTGCTCCCATTGCCTGCCGTTCAAGGCTTGCTTTCAGTGCATCTACAGCTCCCTTGAATACTGGGTTTGCAAGCAGGGCTTCAGCGTCTTTTGCCCTGATCTGCTGCTCTTCAATCATTGCAGTCCTTCTCCAATTCCTGACCGCCCAAGATCAATCTTGAATCCTTCCAGCATGGCCTTGATCTCAAGTTTTGCCGCCTCTATCGTCTCCCTTGACAGTCTGTCTGCCTCTGCGTCTGATGCACGCGCTTGGGTTTCAAATAGCTTCTTGGCTTGCTCATAGTCAGCCTTCATCTGCTCTAGCGCAAGTTTATACTGGTTGGCCATCTGTTGCGATTGCAGCTGATATTCGCCCTTGACCTGCTCAACCTCTGCCAGAGGGTTAGGTTGCTGCTGATTTTGTGACGCTTGTACCATCTGCTTGTATTCGTCGCTGTCAGGGTCAATGGCGTACTTGTCAGATGCCTCTAGGCCCATGGTCTCAAGCATGTCATTAAACAGCTTATATGCCTGCTGAGGGCCGACAAGCCCGGCCTGAATCATCTTGTCCTGCAGCGAGCTAACAAGCGCCAGCTTCTGGCGTCGCTCTTCTTCTGTCCCGGTACCAAGGCCGACCTTGACGGTAAGATCAGTGCGCTCGCGCCATTCAGTCGGATTGATCTCTACATACTTCCCGCGCAGCTTAACGATCCTCGACTTATCTTGGTGCTTCAGCAGCAGTTCGTGGACGCGCAATACCAGCTCCTTGACGCCAGTCTCGGCCATCATGCGGATCAGCATCTCGACCTTCTGAGACGCCCTATTGATCCCCTCCATGAACGCGCCCTTTGTCGTGTCCTTGAGCACGTCAGGGTCAACGTCAGTTGTGAGCTTGTTTACGCCGGTACGTGAATCCTTGACCGTGTCGATATAATCAATCGCTGGCAGCACCTGGTTCATTATCGGCGTTGTAACCAGCGGCTCGACCATGCCAGTTACAGGCCCATCGGTCTTGACGCGCTTAATGCCTCCAGGGAGTGACTGAAGGAAGTCTGGGATGTGCGCCAATTCATTTATCACCGTCTGCTGATTGTTTGTCAGATATACATTGTCCAGCAGCTGTCTGGTGAGAACCGTCTTGATCTTTTGTAGATCGGCAAGGTCATCATCAAGAGACTCGCCAATATGGCGATGAGGGACTCGCTTCGATACCATAGAGGTGATGGCTACACAATCAACCACCTCATTCCATTCATCACCGGGCGGGATCTTGTTACCGCAAGTGATAATGCGGCGAAGCTCAGCCTTGCCATCACCATCATAATCTACGCGTACATATGCCTCGCCATACTCTATCTCGTCCATTGACCGATCGAACCCGATAGCATCCCCACTGTTTGCGCTTTCGTCACTCACCGAGTCCCTGGCGTGTTCCTGCTTGTCTCCAGTGCTTGAGTTGTAAGCAGGAAGGCTGTTGACGAAATCTTCGTCCATCCCCATCTCTATCAGGTCTGTGCGAGTCTTTACCGTAACGTGCTCAATATACGTCGAATCCTGGGTGCCATACCGTGCCCTAGTAGAGATACGGATTTCTTCGGCTGGGGTTGCCTCAATACGGACGCGGTTGGTCTTCTTGGTGAGGCGGAGTTTTACTTCATACTGGAATTCTTCGACTAGATTGCCTTCCGCATCAACGGAGTTCGTGAGACCTAATGACTCGGCCTCCTGTTCCAATACCTCGACTTCGCCTTCCTGCTCCAGCTCCTGCATAAGCTGGGCAAGCTCCATCTCACTGAGATTTGAATATTCGACCTCTCTGATGATTTCAGACTCGTCCCACCAGTGTTTGATGTAGCCGTTCTTGAGCAGTAGTGTGTCTTTCACCAAGTCGTGCATGAGGATGAAGCCAGGGTTGTCCTTCATGATTACATGATTGACGTATTCTGACTGCTGGAGAGCCGCCTCCTCATCTTCTGGCCCGGCCGGCGCAAACTCTGCCAATGTGCCGCCCTGTAGAAATGTCTTCATGACAGCCGGCATGATCCAGCCAATGGTATCGGACAAATCCTTTGAGACTACCTGCGATCTACCCTTCTGCTCGTCTCCATACGGCCGTCCGTGGTAGTGATCCATGGCCGCAGCACGTTCCTGAGAAATGTCAGTAGAATCGCCACCGATGGATTGGCGGCGATGTGCGTCAAGAATGGCCAGCAGCTCAGTATCTTGCATTGTCATTATAGATACTTGCGGTAGTCTTCTGTGGTCGGAAGTACAAGATTGTCAAAGTCGTCAAATCCCTTGTCCTTCAGCGCCATACGGATGCGGCCTACTCGCTCAAGCAGCGATAGGGTGTTTGATTGCCCTGCCCAAATCTTGGCTGCGTGTGCGCTGGCGAATTCTGCATCCTCAAACGGATTCGCTTGGGAATTGTTGACGCCACCGTATCCAGGTGAACTAACGGCATCGATCTCTGCCTGAATGCGCTCTTCACTCCACCTGCCGTCAACTTTGATCCCTAGCGCTTCTGCTTTTTCTTTCATGCTCATGCTATTCCTCCCACAGATATGTTCAAAGGCTTAAGATAGTCATCATTAATTACTTTCATTGGATTCGCTTCACTCATCATAGCAGAATCACCCAAATTCGGCGATTCTATGCCTAATCTTGACTTCATGTCTTCCTTGCTCATAATTTGGATCAATCCTGTTCCAGACGATTTTAGCGGTATCCTGCATAGTTCTGACCTCATCTTCTCAAGACATTCAATGTCTGAGCTGATGCTTATCAATTGGTCAACTGGTATTTCTCGGTCTTTCTTTACCACGGCGCGATAGGTTCGGTAGAACCTGTCCCTAAGTCTCCAGTAGCACTGAGCTCGCTTGTTCCTGAACAGGTCTCCGTTCCTTTTGTTTTGAAGCCTCCCCCCGCCATTTACTGGCTCATATACGGAATCCTTATCTTCCGGGGTTTCTGCGCCATTGAACATGTCCCATTTGATCGGCTTTCCTTTCAGTGAATCAGCCACCTGGCGCTTTAGGCTGACTCCGAGACCGCCATAATCCCATCGGAATACGTCTACACGGTTGACGATAGCCAGATCGAGCGCCCAGTCACAGCCATCATTCACGTCATCCCTCGTGTTCTCTTGCGCATCCAGGATCACGTTCCCATGCCGTAGCACAATCGCTTTTGCATCGCCCGAGTCACTGGGGTCATGAGTCAATACTTTCTGACCGCGCGGCCTGAACCCTAGCTTTACATGAGCATCGACGGCAGCATCGAACCACTCTGCCTTAATGATGGCACCATCAACGTGGTCATTGTATTTGCCTAGCCAAATGTGATCGTATTCTGCCCTGTCCAGGTTCTCATAGTCCCATTGCCGTAGCTTCTCAAGCTCGGGCGGGAAGAATGGGTTATCGACATAGTTGCACTCGATGATCATGTGCATGTCGTCTTCGTAGTATCCGTTGCGGTCTAATTCGGCCCTGAACGGCTCTAGGAAGCGCTGAGACATAGGATCTGCACTGCTCATTGGGTTCATTGTGAACCACAACTCGCTACCGGGCTCACGAATCGTCGGTATGAGCTGCTTCAACGAATTGTCACTGACTGATTGCGCCTCCTCAACCCATGATCTTGTCATACCGTGGGTTGATTTGACTGCGTCAGGATTGCGCGACAACCCTTTGAATAGGAATTCTCCGCCATGTGCGTGCCGGATTGCTGTCTCTGTGTGGGAGTAGAGCGATAGGCCCATGCGCTCGTACTCTGACGTTAACAGGGAATGCACCGAGTCTTTGATTGAATTCTGTAACTCGCGGAAGCAGCCTACCTTATGCCCTTCTGTCTCGGTGAACATAAGCAGTAGGTCTGCAACTGTCTGTGACTTGCCTGATCCGCGCCCGCCGTAGACTACCTTGATCTGCTTTGGTCGCAGTAGAGGCTTTAGCTTATTAGGTATCTTTAGCCGTGGCATCGACTACCTCGACGGTCCACTTGGTTTCTATTGGGCCGCCATTCGCCCCGGTGATCTCCTGGCTGATCTTCTCGCCGTACTTCTTTGGCTTTAGTTTGCTGGCTGCCCACTTGCGTGTATCAACGCGCAGCTTTGCGTGCTGCACACTTGGGCCGTCTACCGCCCTCACTATGTCGCCATCAACCTCGACCGGCAGACCGTCAACGAGGATAGGCTGCGCCACCTGATTGTCAGCGATATCAAGCATGTCCTCGACCAATGCATCTGCAGATTCTTCCTTTGCTTTCGTGTATTGCTGCAAAAATTCTTCGTTTGTCCTCAGCCACTTAAACAATATCGACATGGATGGCATGGCATCGTCCCTGCTTACCGACCGCATAGATTCTCCTGCCGCTAACCTCTCGCAGATAGCATCTGCTAACTCAGATGAGTATATTGTTGGTCTACCAGCTGGCATATCAAGCATCTACCCATGTAGTTGGACTTCCTGCCTCATCAGCCCACACGTCATCAACGCCATCCCAAACGGTCGTTAGCACATTACCTTCAAGATCCCATGATGTTGATCCATTATCCCATGTTGTTGCTGTTGGGTTCTGTACCGCCCATAGGCTTTCGGTTGTTGGCGCATCTGTCCATGACGCTGGGTTTGTTGGCTGAACCTCACCTGAGGCGGTATAAGGACCAAGCTGTCCAGTACCGCCTAGGTTTATCTCTAAAGTGACCGTGCCTGTTGACGTATATGCCGGTAACGCAGCTTCCCCGCCTGCATTGATCTCTAGCGTTACAGCCCCGCTAGACGTGATATCAGGAAGCTGTGCTGTACCTCCACCAACATCAATCCATGCAACCGTTGAGTCAATGCCGTAGTAGCTACTCGCTATCGCTTGCCGATCGCCAACTGCAAATGAGCCGTCAGGTACAACAGACGCACCTAGGAACAATAGCCCAAGGGAGGCTACTGAAGCTCTTTTGCGTCGTGAATCAATGGCCATTTATGCGGTACTGGCTGGCATTTTAACGATAATATCTGCCGTCACCCTGACGGGTTCGTCAGTCTGTACAGATGTGCTGGTAAGCCCAATTTCACTGGTTGGGTCACTGAATCTGATAACCTCAAGTGATGCTGAAGTTTCGATGGTCGCATAGCTTATCGTTCCTGCGGCGGCTGGTGTTTCGTCATCCGTGTAATTAGCTTCGCTCCATGTAATTACCTCAGCCCCTGATACGGTAGACACTACGCCACTAGCTGCTGAATATGTGCATGTCGCCAGCAGCGTATCTGCTGCATCATAGAAGTTAAGCTCATGACTTGTCCCGATATCGGCATTAAGCGAATCTGCCATATTGTTGCTGGATGCCTGTGATACTGATACGGTCATGGCGTATTACCCTCTGCTTCGCTGTACGTTGTGCCATCGTCTGACAGCGCCTTGCTCCACTCGCCTGTTCCGCTATCGTCGTAGAACGTCTTTTTGGTTGCCGTCACATCTACCTTATTCCTTAATGCCATGAACAGGTAGCCGATTTTGTTAATAGGAGCCTCATTAGCTGCCGGAACGCCTGTAGGCTCGCTGTGAGCCGTGGTGGTCAGTTTCTCAATCTCAACCTGTATAGCGTCTAGCAACAAGTCCAGGCGCCCGCCATTCGTCCAATCAGTCTGTAGCTCGTTAGTGTCATTAAGTATGGCCGTGATAGAGGTATTGTCAGGGGCCGTTGTATTCGCGCCGTCAGTACCACGCATGTCCGTGTTTGTAGTGCATGTATCTACCGTGTCCACATTAACAACCGATCCTGATAGCGTTGTAATCGGCCCGGAGCTTACGATATCCGTAGCAGCTATATCGTTCAGCGCTGTAATCTGCGCCGGAATATCGGTAGATGTGTCGGTCTGGATGACGTCGACCTGATTAGCCATTTTCCCGGCTGTAGCCGCATCTAGTTCAGACAGCCTTGTCTCTGTGACAACGCTCGCCAATGCTGCGTTATCCGTGCCGCGCAATCCGTGCCGCGCATGTCTGTGTTTGTGGTTGTGGTATCGACCGTGCCTACATTACTTACCTTGCCACCTGATGTGGTAATTGCCCCGCCTGAGACAACCTCTGTGGCTGCAATGTCATTGAAGCTGGTTTTGCCAGCTGAGTCTGTTGGGAGCCCTCCAGCTGCTCCAGCTGCTGCGTTTGGCAACGCTGTGAGTCCAATTCTTACGGCGTCCGTGGGGTCAAACGAAACCGGCCATACGTTTACTGTCTGATTGATAGCCCCTGATATGACCATCGTATATGCAACATGGTCGCCGTTCGTCTCTGCCTGGGATGGCGCATAGCTCCACTGCCCATTCCCTTCATGGGTAGATGTGCCTGTGCCTGTGCCCTGGGTGCCACCGTCGATCGTATAGTATACCGCTGGGGTGCCTGTAATGATGGCGCTGCCATCCGTGGATGACACCATCCCAAACGCTACAATCTGGCCTGCTACATTTTTCCGCACTAGCTCA